TGGACAGTGACCCGGCCACCCTGGCGGACATCACCGCGGACGCAGCGGCCACCGAATCGGCCTTGCTGCCCGCGCTCGTGGTCGTCGCCGCGCTGGCCGCCGCCGGCATGGTCGCCGAGGCTGCGAGCCAAGGCGTGTCGATCGCGCTGCCAGACATCACCGAGGACGTCGTGAGCGAGACGGCCCGGTCGGTCGCCGCAGCCATGGCGTCGAGCACCGCGAGCACCGCGGGCCGGACCGCCGCGCAGCTGCTCGGATCGGGCAGCGGGGCCGACGTCGCCGCGCTCACCCGGACGCACCTGGCCGAGCTGTCTGATGCGTTCCCCCGCGCTCAGTTCGGCGGCGCCATCTCGGCCGCACAGGCGGCCGGCCGGCTCGCCGTCGTCGAGTCCTTCGATGGTCCGGCCACCTACTACGCGTCCGAGGCGCTCGACACGAACACCTGCACCGCGTGCCGCGAGATCGACCTGACGAAATTTGACGACCTGGACGCGGCTCGCGCGGCGTACGGCTCTGGCAAGTACGTCGCGTGCCTCGGCCGGGAGCGCTGCCGTGGCCACCTCATCACCATCTTCGGATCGGACGCCACGACGGCATCCGCGCCGATCGCCGCCAACGTCCGCATCACCCTAGGAGGGGCTATGCCCAGCAACGGCGTCGTCAAGGCGTCCGTGTCCGTCGAAGACATCAGCCGCAAGTACTACGAGGCCGCCGGCTACTCGATGTGGATTACGGCCATGCACGTCAACCCGCTGGAGCTGATTGCGTCCGACGACGCGAGCGGCAAGTTCTACCGCATCCCGGTCGAGCTGAACGGCGAGGAGTTCGCGTTCGGCGAGCCCCAGGAAGTAGCCATGGTCTTCGAGAACGTGGCCGCCGCAGCAGCCGCGCTGCCGGTGCGGTTCGACGACCGCAAGGCCGCTTTCGCTGCCGCTGGCAAGACCGAGGACGGCAAGGACCTTGTCGCCAAGGACGTCTCGCCCGCCGGGCAGGCCATCCGCAAGGCAGTGCACAAGGCCACGACCCCCGTGCTGGAGACCGAGGTGGTCTCGCCGGAGCCGGTGGTCGAGCCGGACAAGACTCCCGACGCCGATCCGGCGACCGGGCCCACCATAACCCCGAAGGAGGCGTCCGTGGACGCAGCCAAGATGCGGGAGGCGTTGGGGCTCGGTCCCGACGCGACGGAAGACGAGGTGCGTCAGGCGTTCGCCGCGCAGCTCTCGACCACTCCCGCAACCCCCGAGACCGACCCGCTTGCGGTCCTGACCGCCAAGCTTCCCGCCGGTGAGCGGCCGATCCTGGTCGACCCGGAAAACTACAAGAGCCTGCTCTCCATGGCCGTCAAGGGCGAGAAGGCGTTCGCCGAGGTCACCAAGGCCCGAGGCCGGGAGGTCCTGGAGAAGGCCGCCGCCGAGGGTCGCTTCCCGGTCGCCCGCCTCTCCGTCTACCAGGAGATGTGGGACAAGAATCCGGAGGAGACCGAGGCGTACATCAACCTCATGCCCAAGAACACCGTGCCGACCCTGGCGTCCGGTGTGCTCGGTCAGGAGATCAGCCAGAACGAGTCGGACACGGTCTACACGGCCATGTACGGGACGGAGGCGAAGTAATGGCTGACTACACCCCCCGCTTCCCGGCGACCTTTGCCCCGGTCACCCAGCAGGCTTCAGCCACTGTGGTCGGCGGCCGACTCGTCGAGAACACCGGCAACGGCACGGTCGGTCCGGCCGGTGCAGCATCCGTCAAGGTCGCCGGCGTCGCGGCGCACGACGCGGCCAGCGGGCAGAAGGTCGTGGTCTGGCCGCTTCCCGGCATCGTCCACCGCGTCACCGGCGCCGGTGCGATCTCGGCCGGCGACAACCTCGCCGCCGGTGCTGCCGGCGTCGTGGCCCCGATCGCGGCCGGCACCTTCGGTCAGCTCGTCGGCGTGGCGCTTGCGCCTGCCGCTGACGGCGCGACTGTCCACTTCATCGGACGCTAGGAGAGCTGATTCATGGCGATCACTTATCCGCCGACAGCTCCTACGCTGTCCGGCGATGTCCTGACCATCTCGCGGTTCCTCAACACGCCGACCGCCGTCTCTCGGCGCCTGCGCACCATCGGGGAGAGCCGCTTCATCGCGGACGCGCTGCTCACCGAGCGCGTCGAGGGTTCGTCGATCCTGTACGAGACCGACGAGTCGATCTACACGCAGGACGCCCCCGAGATCGTCGCGCCCGGCGGCCAGTACCCGCGATCGCTCGCACCGACCGGCACGGCGGCCGTCGCCAACCCGGTCAAGTGGGGCGAGGAGGTGCCGATCACCGACGAGGAGGTCGGCCGCTTCCGGGGCGCCGCCGTCGAGCGGAACCTTCAGAAGATCGTCAACTACATCGTCTACACCGTGGACACCACGGCGCTGGCGGTCATCTCGGCGGCCGTGACCCAGTCGGTCACCGCTACTGCGGCGTGGAACGCGGGCGGCGCGAACGTGCTGCTCGACCTGCTCCGCGCCAAGGCCACGATCCGGCAGCTGAACAAGGGCTACGAGCCGAACGCCGTCGCGGTGGACGACTTCGCTTTCGCCTACATCATGGGCAACCTGGCACTGCTCGGCACCATGGCCCGCGAGTCGGGTACCACGGTCTCAATGTCCGGTGACCTGCCCGTGCTGGCCGGCCTGACCATCATGCCGACGCCGAACCTGCCGACCGCCGGGCAGGCCATCGTGGTCGACACCACCGCGCTCGGCGCCATGGGCTACGAGCGCATCCCCAGCCCGGAATACCAGGGCGACCCCGCCAACGGCATCGAGACGATGACGCGCCGCGACCCGGCCGCCAATGACTCGTGGCTGGTCCGCGGTCGCCGGCCGGTCGTTCCGTTCGTCCGCGAGCCGGGAGCCGGGTGCAAGATCTCTGGCATCGGCACCCTCACCTAGGAGGAGCGGTATGTACCTGGCCGTCTTCAACAAGCTCGACTTTCAGCGAGTCGACCCCCAGAACCCGCGCGTGCCGATCGGCGATCCGGTCACCATCATGCGCGGCGAGAAGGTACCCGAGTGGGCCACCGAGTTCGAGGTCAGTGCTCTCGTCAACGCGGGCATGATCACGTACGCGGCGGACACCCGTCCGGACCTCGTGCCGATCGACGCGATCCCGGCGCAGACCCGTACACCCGATCAGCCGCCGCTACTCCCGAGCGACCCGAACGGCGTGCCCCCGCTGCTCGGCGACCGGGGGTCGGTGGCAGCCGAAACGCCTGTCGACGAGACCGGCCCCGCGCCTGTCGACGAGACCGCGCCGCTGCCCGCGCTGCCGAAGAGCAACGAGAGCAAGGAGGTCTGGGAGACCTACGCCCAGCACCCCCTGATCGGCATGACCGAGGCCGAGGCCGAGGGCATGAACAAGACCGACCTCGTCACCGAGGTCAAGCGGCGCCACGCCATCTCGGCGCAGCCCGTTCTGTAGCGACCGCGGGGCGGCGAGCCATCTCGCCGCCCCGTGTTGCTCAGGAGTCGAAACGCGAATCCACCCAGGTCACATTGCCGGGCGCGGTGCCGTGGATGAACATCGAGCCGTAGCCCCGGTCCTTCAGGAGGGTCACGTCCACGTACCCGTTGCGGCCCTGTCGGGCCAGCGCGGGCACGCCGCTGTAAAAGCAGCGACGCTCGTCGGCGGCGGGGGGCTCGGTCATCGGGTGGGTCATTTCCGGCTGCGTCATACCCATACTGTACCCACAGTTCTCGGATAGCGCAAGAGGAGAGTCCATGGCGTACGTGCGGCACCAGACGCTCACGGCGAACGTGGTGGCGACGTTCACCCTGCCCGAGGCGGACAACTCCTCCTCCTTTGAGGTGATGAACCGCAGCGGCGCCGGTGAGATCTTCATCAGCCACGACGGCACCGCGAGCCCGGCCAACCCCACGGTCAACGGGGACAACTTCGACGTGGTGCCCGCTGCGGTCGGCGCGGCCGTCATCATCCGCCGCATCACCCAGCGAGCCGCAGTCATCCGGGTGATCAGCGCGCAGGCCACCGCGGTCAGCATCCGAGGCGTGGCGTGAGCGCACCCAGCTTCCAGCGCACCGGCGGCGGGGGCGGTTCGTCCGGCGTAAGCCGCTCGCTGTCGTTCACCGGCACCGAGGCGCTTACCCGCCGGCTCAAGACGGGCATGTGGCCATGCGCCATGATCCTGTTCGGCGACTCCACCGGCAACGGCAACGACGAGTGGTTCTACCTGCTCGGCCAGAACCTCGCCTCCCGCTTCCCGGCGTACCGCACCCGCTACCAGCTGTGGAGCGACCCGGCGCAGGCGTACGCGCCGCCCTCGTACCTGAGCACCGGCACGGGCCTGCGACGCTCGATCACCGTGCCGGCCAACTCCGGCATCAACCTCCAGACGCCGAACACCACCGCGCTGACCATCACCGGTGACATCGACGTCCGGGCCACGATCACCATCGACACCATGCCGCCCGGCCAGAACGTGGACGTGTGCGGCAAGACGGCGTCGGCCGGCAACCGGTCGTGGTGGATGAGCATCACGACCACCGGCTTTCTCCAGTTCTCGTGGTCGAACGACGGCACGGCCACGCTGAGCCAGACGTCCAGCGTCGCGATCCCGGCAGGCGCGAAATCGCTGCGCGCGTTCCTGGACGTGGACAACGGGGCCGCTCAGTACTCGGTGACGTTCTACACCTCCACCGACTGGGATGGCGGCGGCGGGACGTGGAACCAGCTCGGCGCGGTCCGCACCGGCGCGACCGGCATCACGTCGATCTTCGCGGGCACCTCCACCACGCAATTCGTCAGCCGGTCCAACGGCACGTGGCCGGTCCCGGGCAGCGCTTTCGCCTTGCAGGTGTGGAGCGGCGCGGTGATGGTCATCGACCTGGACATGGGCGCACTGCCGTCGCTCGCCACGTCGGTGACGGACTACCTCGGCAACCCGTGGACCCTGATCGGCGCGCCCGCCCGGACCGGCGATCTGCACCTTCAGATCTTCAACGCCTCGGTGGTCAGCGAGAGCGTGTCGTACGCGAACGACGGCACCCGCTTCCCCAAGCTGACCCCCTACCCAGCCGATCTGTCGCTGATCTCCTACGGCCACAACGAGACCGGCACCACCTACCCGGGCTACTCCACGCTCACGACCGCGCTGCTGGCGAAATGGCCCGGCGTACAGATCGTGCCTGTGTTGCAGAACCCCGAGCTGACCCCCGGCCGGACACAAGCGCAGGTGGACGCGCACGCGATGCGCATGGACCTCGTCGCCACGCTGGCCGCGCAGAACCGGTGGACCCTGATCGACGCCTACCGCGCGTTCGTCGACTCCGGCCGCGCGCTGATCGACGTGCTCCCGGACGGCCTGCACCCGAACGCCGACGGCTCGGCCATCTGGGCGGACGCTGCCGTCAAGGCATTCACCGGCCGGTACTGAGGAGGACGCCATGGTCACCCCCCGAAGGATCGATGTCACCCGCGTCCCGGGCGCGCCCCGGGCCAATGGCGGCAGCACGGCGGCGGCCTCGGCCAGCATTCAGGTCTTCACCGCCAACGGCACCTGGACCAAGCCGACCGCTGCGGTGACCGTGCGAGTGGAAGCCATCGGCGCGGGCGGCGGTGGCGGCTCCGGCCGGCGCGGCGCGGCGACCACCGTACGCTCCGGCGGCGGCGGCGGGGCGGGTGGCAACTCCAGCAGCAAGAGCATTCCGGCCACCTCGCTCGGCGCCACGGTCACGGTCACGGTCGGCGGCGCGGGCACGTCCGGCCCGGCGGTCGCGACCAATGACACCAACGGCAGCCCCGGCGGCAACGGCGGGTCGTCGAGCTTCGGCACCTTCGTGCGTGCCGCAGGTGGACTCGGCGGCGCGGGCGGGACCGCGACGGGCGCGCTCGGCGGCGCGCCCGGCTCGCCCGGCGGCCTCGGTGGCGCGGGCGGCGCGGCAGCTGCGGACAGCAGCGTGGCGGCGGCAGGCGCGGTGCCCGGCGCCGGGGCATCCGGTGGCGGCGCGGGCGGCGGCATCACCACGGCCGACGTTGCGGGCGCGGGCGGCGCGGGCGGCCTCGGTATGGCCGGCACGAGCGCGGCCGGCGGCATCGTCGGTGGAGCGGCGGCCGGCGCGGGTGCGGGCCAGCCGGCCAACAGCGGGCTCCCCGGGCAGGGTGCGGGCGGCGGCGCGGCGAGCATCACAGCGGCGGCCGGGGCGGGCGCGGCCGGCGGCATATACGGCGCGGGCGGCGGTGGCGGCGGCGCTTCGCTGAACGGCTTCAACTCCGGCGCCGGTGGCGCGGGGGGCGCAGGGATCGTGATCGTAACCACGTTCTTCTAGGACGGGAGGCGTCATGCCTATCACGAACTGGTGGACCGTCAGCGACTCGCTGATGAGGATCACCGGCGGGCCGTTCCTCTGGGACGGCTCGGACGACTGGTCACCTCCGGCCGGGGAGCGCGCGGTCAACGCCGACCCGACCAGCCAGGGGTATACGTGGCCAGGCAGCCCGGCTCCCGCAGTCCCGGCGCCGACCACCGAGGGACGGCTGGCCGCGCTTGAAGCCCGGCTCGCCGGTGAGGCCCGGGGCGTGAAGGACTGGCCCGCCGCGGGTGTGATGCTGCTCGGTGCGACCAACACGCAGCGCGTCACCCTGAAGACGTCGATGCCGAGCGTCAACTACTCGCCGAACGCGGTGCTGACCGGCGCTGCGTCGCAGAGTTTCGCCGTCTCGGCTGTCGCGGTCGTCGACAAGCAGAACGTGGACGTGACGATCAAGGCCGGGCTCGCGATCACGCTGACCAGCGGGCAGGTCAAGGCACTGGTGTTCGCCGAGGCGAACTAGACCTCCTGGCTGCGTCCGCCGGGAACCGGGCGCGGCGGCGGACTTCGTCTCCCCGCTGCCGCGCCCACCCAAACAGAGGAGAGGCCATGGCCCTGCCCGCATGGGCACCCACGCTGCCGCAGGTGGCGTCATACGTGCCGTGGCTGACCGTGAACACTGCGGTGCCCGGCGCCCAGGAGTACCTCAACACCTTCACGTCGACGACGAGCCCGACCGACACTGTGGCCACGTCGCACATCGACGATGCGTGCGTCCTGATCTCCGCCGCCATCCCCACGATGCCCGCGAGTCTTCACGCGCTGGCCGCCACGGTAGCCGCCCGGTTCGCCGCCGCCACGCTGGCTGCCGCCTACGCCCGCACCGATGACGACGCCCGGCGCGCCGCAGCGCTGCTCGCCGCCGCCAACACCGCGCTGACCGGGCTGACCGACGCGGCCGACAACGAGGGTGCCGCCGCGCTCTCGCCTCAGCCCGTGATCTACGCGCCGGACCCGGTGCCGTGGGGCGACGATCTGCTTCTCGGCGTGACGTCGTCGTACCCCCGTCAATACCTCTACCCCGAGTAGGAGTTACCCATGACCGACTTCGCAGCGGACGCCGGCGGCAACACCACGGCCGGCGGCGTCATGACCGCTCGCACCGGCACCGGCTCGGGAGACACCGTGCCGGCCGGCTCGCGCATCACCGCGCGCAACACCGGCGCCGGCTCGATCACCATCACCATGACCAACGCGAAGACCGACGACGGCCTGACCATCGCGAACAAGACCCACGTGCTCACGGCCGGGCAGGTCCGGCAATTCACCGTGAACCCGCTCTGGGGCAATGCGTCCGGCCTGGTGCCGTTCGCGGTCACCTCGGGCACCGCCGCCGACCTGACGTACTACGTCGGCCCGAACTGAGGAGACGCACATGCCCTACGCACTGCACGCCATCATGCCGCCGGGCGGACTCGTCGCCGGATACCAGCGCGGCCACGAGATCCACGCCTCGGTGATCGAGAACTGGGGACTCGTCGAGGGTCAGGACTGGTCGGCCGATCACCCGGACCACACCGAGCAGGCGCCGGTGGCCGCCGCGCCGCGCCCGGTGGACGACGGCGACCGCGCCGCCTGGGTGGCGTACGCGATCTCTCGTGGAACGCCCGCGATCGACGCCGAGGGCATGGACCTTCCGGTGCTGATGGATCTCTACCCCGAGGAGGACGAGTCGGCCGCCGAGGACGCGGACCGCCCGGCCGACTCCGCCAAGAAGGCCGAGTGGGTGCGGTACGTCAGCAGCCACCCGCAGGCGGACGACAGATCGGAAGAGCGTCGTGTAGGGAAAGAGTGTAGATCTCGGTGGTCGCCGTATCATTAAAAAA